TATTTAACGGAAATGGGGTCATGTGAGCCTTTAGCTTACACAAACGCCATTAAAAACTTGAAAAACCTTTTATTTAACCGTTAATATTCTATTTCTAGAGTAGACAAATTAACAATTTAAAGGGAAATATTCTGGTTTATTCCTATTTAATTTATTTTTTTAACTTTTAATTTAATTTAAAAATTATGTCAACTACAAAAATAGTATTGGACAGACAATCCGACTTAATCCTAACCAACGCCACCATTACCAACCCAGAAGGTCTTGTAATGGCGGATATCTCTGGTTTAGATTCTACAGTTGCATCTATTGATACTAACGTATCAGAAGTGATGTCAGCTGAGGTTTCTAACCGTATCGCTGGTGATGAGTCTGTAGCAAATGCAATGGCGGCAGCTGATTCAGCTGAAGCTTCTGCAAGAGTTGCTGGTGACGAATCATTAGCCGCAAATTTATCTACAGAAGTAGAAAACCGTATCGCAGACGTTGATGCTGAAGAATCAAGAGCAATCGTTGCTGAAACTTCATTACAAAACAACATTGATGCAGAAGCATCTTTAAGAGTTGTAGGTGATGAGAGTTTAGAAAATGCAATGAATGCTGCTGACGAATCATTGGCTACTGACTTATCTGCAGAAATTGCTCGTGCAGAATCTGCCGAAACTTCATTAAACGCTAAAGTTGATTATGTTATCTCTAATACTGACCCAGCTGCTTTAGATTCATTAACTGAAATCGTTGCTGCTTATCAATCAATGGATGGAGATTTAGATGGTGCAATTACTGAATTAGCAACAAACGCATCTATAGCAACATCAACTGAAGCTTCTGTTCGTTTAGCTGCTGACCAATCTTTAGCATCTGACCTTTCAACTGAAATCGTTGATAGAGCTGCGGCTGTATCAATGGAAGAAGCTGCTCGTATTTCTGGAGACGCATCTGTTGCTGCTAATTTGTCAACTGAAGTTTACAATAGAGAAGTAGCTGTAAGTGCTGAAGCATCTGCAAGAGTTGCTGGTGATGAAGCTTTAGCTGCTGACTTATCAACTGAAACACTTAATCGTGAAAACGCGGTGTCTGCTGAAGCATCAACTCGTTTAGCTGCTGACGGTTCATTAGAAACAAAAATTGCTGCTGATTTATCAACTGCAAATGCTTCTATTGAAAACGCACTTTCAACTGAAACGTCTGCTCGTATCGCTGATGTTGATGCTGAAGAATCTCGCGCAATGAGTGCTGAAGCATCTTTAGAATCTGCATTAACTGCTGCAATTTCTGACGAACACCAACACCACATCGATGGTGACGCTTCTGTAACTACAGCATTTGAAGCAGCTGATTCAGCTGAAGCTTCTGCTCGTGTATCAGGTGACGCTTCATTGGCAACAGCTATTGCAACTGAACAAGCACGTATCGATGCAATCCTTGACGGTGCAGATGTTGATTTAGATCAATTTGCTGAAATCGTTGATTTCGTTAACAACATCGACCTTGAAAATGACAATGCTTTATTAAGTGCTGTAACTTCAATTGGTTTAAATATTGATGCTGAAGAATCTCGTGCAACATCTGCTGAAGCTGTATTAACTGCTGATATAGATGCTGAAGAATCTGCTCGTATCTCTGGTGATGCTTCTTTAGATGCTGCTTTATCAACAGCAACTAGCCAAGTATCTGCTGCTCAATCTGTTGAAAAATCTCAACGTATTGCTGCTGACTTATCTTTAGATACTTTTGTAAAAGCTGAAGAAACTGCTCGTATCTCTGGTGATGCTTCTTTAGAAACAGCAATGAATAACGCTGTAAGTGCTGAAGCCTCAGCTCGTTTATCAGAAGATGTTAAACTAGAAAACCAAATTGATACAGAAGGATCTATTCGTTTAGCTGCTGATGAATCATTGGCAACTAAAATTGATACTGATTTATCTACAGCAAATGCTTCTATCGAAGGTGCTCTATCTGCTGAAGTATCTAATAGAATCGCAGACGTAGACGCTGAAGAGTCTCGTGCAATGGTAGCTGAAACTTCATTACAAAACAATATCGATGCTGAAGCATCTTTACGTGTTGTAGGTGATGAAAGTTTAGAAGACGCCATGATTGCTGCTGACAATTCATTAGCTGCTGATTTATCTGCTGAACAAGCTCGTGCAGAATCTGCTGAAGCATCATTAAATACTAAAGTTGATTTCGTTATTTCTAACACTGACCCAGCTGCTTTAGATTCATTAACTGAAATCGTTACTGCATTCCAAGATGCTGATGGTGATCTTAACGGTGCTATTACATCTTTGGCAACAGCTGCTGCTTCTTCTTTAAGTGCTGAAGTATCTCGTGCTGAATCTGCTGAAGCAGTATTAACTGCTGATTTATCTACTGAAGTTGCTAACAGAGAAGGTGCTGTTTCTACTGAAGAAGCTGCTCGTATTTCAGGTGATGCTTCTGTAGCTGCAAACCTTTCAACTGAAGTTGCTAACAGAGAGGCTGCTGATCAATCAATGGAAACAGCAATGAATAATGCTGATGCTTCTGTAATGGCTGAATTGTCAACAGAAATCGTTAACAGAACTGCTGATGTTGATGCTGAAGAATCAAGAGCAATGAGTGCTGAAGCGGTATTAACTGCTGATTTATCTACTGAAGTTGCTAACAGAGAAAACGCTGTAAGTGCTGAAGCTTCTGCAAGAGTGGCTGGTGATAATAGTTTAGAAACTAAAATCTCTACTGATTTATCAACTGCAAATGCTTCTATCGAAGATGCGTTATCTACTGAAGTTTCAAACAGAACTGCTGATGTAGACGCTGAAGAATCAAGAGCAATGAGTGCTGAAGCAGTATTAACTGCTGATTTATCTACTGAAGTATCTAATAGAGGTGCTGCAATTGATAACGAAGCTTCTATCCGTTTAGCTGCTGACCAATCATTGGAAAGTGCTATAGGTGTAGAACAAGCTCGTATTGATGCAATTCTTGCTGGTGCTGATGTTGATTTAGATCAATTTGTTGAAATCGTTGATTTCGTTAATGGAATTGATTTAGAGAACGATAACGCATTGTTAAGTGCTGTAACTTCAATTGGTGAAAATATCACTGCTGAAGAATCAAGAGCAATGGAAGCTGAAGCATCTTTAGCTGCTGATTTATCAACAGAAATCTCTAATAGAGAAGATGCGGTTTCATCTTTAGATACTGCTTACCAAGATGCTGATTCTTCTTTAGCTGCTGATTTATCTACTGAAATTGATGCATTAGCTGATCCAGATGGTGTAACTATCGAATTGGACGAAGCAACAAATACAATCCGATTGATGGAAACAGTTGCTGCTCCTGACAGTGGTCTTAGAACATTTGAAGGTGATATGGAAGTTAATGGTATATTGACAGTAGGTGGAGTAGATGTAATGGCAGAAATTTCTTCTGAAATTGCACGTGCTGAAGCTGCTGAAGATTCAATCGCTACTGAATTGTCAACTCAAGTTTCTTACTTGATCTCAAACATTGACGTAACTGAAATCGATTCATTCTCTGAAATCGTTTCTGATTTGTCAACTGAGGTATCAAGAGCGGAAAGTGCTGAATTGTCTTTAGCTGATGATTTTGCTAATATCTACTTTAGAAATGCTGGTGTTAATGAAACAGCTAATGGTGTTATTACTGAATTTACATTCGGAGCTACACTTAGACCTGGTTCACAAGCAGTATACTTGAATGGTCTATTACAAGATGCTGGTGATTATACAATCACTAGAACTTCTGTAACATTCAACACAGCACCACTTACAGGTGATAAAGTTGCTGTTTACGGTATGTATTAATTTGTTAATATGTCATAAAACAAGATAAAGGGAGGATGAAATACTCCTCCCAATATCTTTTAATAAAAACTTAAAAAACAGAAAATAAAATGGCAAAACTAAGAATAAAAGGTGTGAATAGTGGTATCACATTTGGACCACCACCACCTCCAACATTTGATGTAGCAGCAAACTTTGGTACAAAAATAATTACATATGACCCAGGTAAAGGACAGCCTTTTGTTCACCTAGACTGGGGTATGAAAATCAAACAAGTAACAAGTGCTTTAGTTTCTCCAGAAACTTTAACTTTTGGACCAAATCTTGTTGCATTTACTCAACAAACAGATAATCCATATTATAGTATAGATACATCAGTATTTACTGTAGATTCTTATTATAGATTTGAGACTTGGTTGCAAAGGTACGATACTCCTGGATCTCCATATCTTGCTGTAGTTGGAGAAGTGAGTATTGAAATGTTACTATTCAAGTATACTGGAATATCTGACAAGGGAAAAGATGGTAGATTCCTTATGTTCGACGGATATAAATGGAACTCACCTCAGTGGTATTCTCCTGATCTAATGTTAGATTTATCAACAGCTAAAACAACAAACTTTACATCATTTAGTTAATATTTAACAAACTAAAAACAAAGAAAGGAGACTCAAAAGGTCTCCTTTTTCTATTTATATTAAATAATTTTATTTATATAAATTAGTCATTGGATCATACACTAATCCACTATTTCCACCATTAAATAACCCATCAATTAAACGATCATACGTTTCAATAACATCTGTATTATCAATATGATAACGCTGTAAAACAACATCATTACGTTGATTATAACCATCAATATCTTTATCGTGTTCTGTTAATATATAATTTAACATTTTAGCAGCCTCAACAGTGTCTGAACCCTCATAATAATAACCCAAATCTTTACACATTGGAGCATTATGTAAAACTGGATAACCTAAATATGCAGCATCCAAATACAAATAATTTAAAGGATTCAACAATTGATGGCAAATTAAAACATCTAAATGTTGAGTAAGCATATATGCTGTTTGATATCTAGATTCAGCACTTACCTTTCCATCTTTATATAAATCAAATGTGGATATTATTGAAAGAAATTCTTTATGTTTTGAAACAGCACCAGAATTAGTGATACGAAGCTTATCAATATGTTTTCTACCAATTTGAGTACGATATGATTCTTCAGCAATCATAGCAGGTATCAAACAAAATTTAACGATATTTAGATTTGGCTCCATTATACCAATTATCTTTTGTTCTTTTGTTTCATCGTACTGCCAGTTTTTCTTGTATTTACCATCTTTATATCCTTTGCTGATTTCGGCAACTGATTCAAACAAAAATTTCTCTGACCAAATAAATGGAACTGCAAATGCGTTTGTGCGATATAATGTTTTGTATAAACCTGAATTTACCTCATCTTGTTGTGGTACATACCAAATTTCATCATATTGTTTTTCGTATTGAAATGATTTTGATTCACTTGGTTTAAATAAAATATTTTCCATATGGATAACATAATTGTTTCCACATTTATAAGACACAACCTTTTTGTTTTTACCGGATTTTTTAAATGTTTCAAGTTGATGGTCAAATACTTGAGCGCCCATACAAATAATTAAATCCATTTCCATAAAATGGTCGTTAAAATACACAATATCAATACCATTTAGATATGATGGTCTTTCTGTAAAATCAACTTTCATTGAATTTAAAATATATACCTCATATCCTTTTTTAGAGTTTTTTAACAAATGTACTAACATTAATACATTTTGTTTAATTCCATTTGTCCAAATAGATTCTTTGTTGTCTTTTAATCCGAGTGTAATACCAATTTTCATCCGTGTGTTTTTATAAAGTGATCAATTAATTTTTGTTTTTCTTCTTCTGTTTGGGTATGAGCATATAACCATATAAAAGAACTTTCAATGGATTTAAGTTCATCCCGTTTTTTATCTATACGTATTTTTAAAATATCTTTATCTTCAATATCTATTGAATGAGATATACCTAATTTAGCACAAATTTCATACAAAGTAAATAAATCAAATTCTTCTGCTGCTCCCGTAGCATACATATACAATTCAGTATGCTCATCTGTTTTAGCTTTATCTGGATGAGTTATTTTAGCAATTTCACGATATAATTTTTTTACCTTATCTTTAGTAGATTTATCTACTTTATTTGGGTCTATTTTATCTTTTTTTGGTTTTTCTTGTGGTTGAGTTGGAGGGGGTGGAGGAGGTGTATCTCCACGTGTGTCTCTTATTTTATTTAAAAACTCTTCCCTGTTGTTATCAATAACTTCTCGTTTATACTCTTCATCAAGTAACAAAAAACTATATTCTTGCAATAATTTTTTCACCTCAAGTTCCTCTAGTCGTTTGTTCATGTTTATAAATATTTATTATTGATTCATATTTATAAAGGTATGCCTAGAACTAGAAAACCCAATCCAAAATCTCAAAAACAGATTTCAAATGAACAGGTTAATCCATATGTTAATCCTGACACTGGAGAGACTTTAGGCAACCCAAATATCCCTTCAAATTTTGATCAATTTACAGCAAATGAACAAAATGGAGTTGGATTTAATCGCTCTGAACAAACTTCATTTAGAGGAGATACAACAAAACCATTTACAATTGGATTTGAAGACATAGATGAAACTATAATGTACTACTTCCAGAACGTTATCCGTCCTACAGTTATACAAAACGGAAATCGAATTGAAGTACCCGTAATTTATGGTTCACCTGAAAGATGGAAATCAACTCAAAAAGACGGATACTATAAAGACAAAAATGGTGCCATAATGGCTCCAATAATCATGTTTAAACGTGAAAGTATAGATAAAGTACGTTCATTAGGAAATAAATTAGATGCAAATAAACCAAATCTATACACATCTTGGAAAAAAACATATAATACAAAAAATGCATATTCAAATTTTAGTGTATTAAATAATAGAATACCAACAGAACAATTTATAGTTAATGTAATACCTGATTATGTTACAATAAATTATACTTGTACTGTACAAACGTACTATGTATCTCAATTAAATAAAATAGTTGAAGCAATAAATTATGCATCTGATTCATATTGGGGAAATCCTGAACGTTTTAAATTCATGGCTTTAATTGATTCTTTTCAAACCCCAATTGAAATATCAGATAACACAAATAGAGTAGCAAAAGCTACATTTTCTTTAAAAATTAAAGGATATATTATTCCAGACAATATTCAAAAACAGCTTACAGCCATTAAAAAATTTAATAGTAAATCTCAAATTATTATTGGATTAGAGGTTGAAGGAGTAGGAGCTGAATTTTTAACTACTCAAGCCAAAAGACCACCAGTTATATTTCCTGGTAACCCAAGTGAAGCAGTTTCAGCTAGTCCTGTAAATCAAGCTACCATAACCTATTTAAATTCAAATACTAATTTAAGTGGAACTTATGTTTCTTCAACCACAGCAACTTTTGCAGCAGGTTGGTTAACTGCCCCTGCAGGTTTACCTGCTACTTCAATATCAGATTTTGTATTTTACGTTAATGGTGTATTAATAGACAATTCAAATGTTATATCATTTACACAAAGTGGAGGTGTTTCCACTTTAGTTTTAGATACTGCATCTTTAGGATATATTTTAGAAGCTACAGATGTTATTACTTCAATTGGAAAATTTAGTGTTTAATTTATATTTATGATAAAATGGCAAAAGCAAAAGTTCAATCCGCAATCTCATTTGTAAGAAAACCACGTAAAAGACGTCCGGGAGTTCATGCAAAGTCTAAAACAACAAAAAATAAAACAAGCAAAAATTACGTTAAACCATACGTAGCACAAGGTAAATAATGTCTTTAATCCAACCTAAACAGTTAGCAGGCCAGTACTATGAAATAACAGGATCCTTCACAGGATCTTTTACAGGTGATGGGTCTGGTTTAACTAATTTACCTATAACTTTAACCTCAGCTAGTGGATTTATTTTCCCTGAAAGTTATGGTGCTATAGGAAATGGGATAGCAGATGATACAAGTGCTCTTCAAAATACTTTCAGTGCATCTAGAGCTACAAATATCCCAGTATGTTTAAATGGTATTTATAGTGTTAATCAATCTATTAATGCTACTAATACAATAGTATTTAGTGAACCAACATCTAAATTAATATCTGATACTACTGATTTTGTTTTATTTGCAACAGGAAGTAGATCTACAAGATATAATACTACTACTGATATTTTAAGAGGATACTCAACAGCCTCAATTAATCCAGTAACTTTATCTCAACTAAATATAAAACAAGGTGATTTAATCAAAGTTACTTCAGCACGAGCATTTAATACTGGATCAGGAGAAGGTGGAACTCAAGGGGAAATCCAACGAGTATATGCTACAGGATCTAATGGAGAAATTTATATCTATGGTTGGTGGGAAGATACTTATTTACTTTCAGATGATGCTAGTGTTTCCAAAATCACCTCAGGTGTATTTGAAACTATAGGAACTTTGAATATTGAACAAGGAGGTCAAATTAATTCAAAAGGAATTTTATTAAATTATTTAGATGCTCCAATCATTGATGTTAAAATTATAGGAGCTATTGAACGTTCTTTAAATATAATAGATTGCTATTCACCAACAGTTCATGTTAACAATTACGGTGCTAATAAAGATGGTGCTGGGTATGGTATTGCCATAGGTAATTCTACAATGTATGGAACATTTAGTGGCACCAGTGAAAGTAATAGACATTCCATAACATTTGGAACAGATTCAGATAGAGGTGTAGGATGGGGAAATAAAATAACAAATTTTACAGGCAAAGCCCATACAACATCTTCAATATTTGATTCACATGCTACGTGCGGTTCAGTATATTTTTACAATTGTACAGCAATTGGAGGATTTAACCGATATGGAGAAACCCCACCTGCAGGATTTCCTAATGGTTTTAGTATAGAAGGTAGGACAACATATATAATAAATTGTAATGTTAAAGATTGTTATGCTGGTGCTTCAACTGGACCATATAATGGAATCCAAGAAATATATGTTAAAGGATTAAATCTAGACGATTGCTCTCTTGGAATTTCAGCTGTAGGTACTGAGGTTCAACGTTTAACTATTGAAGACATTGACATGTACAACCCATCTTTTGATGATGCAGGTATATGTCTTAATATTTCTGCCATTACTTCTTCTTTTGTTAATATAAAAAATATAAAATCATACAATGTTCGTTGTGGGATTAATTTAAACGATAATAATTTAACAGGAGGTTCAAATGAATTTAGAGTTGAAAATTTAAAAGTTTTATATTCATCTCCTTCAACTGGTTCTAGTGCATTTTATTCTGCTTTACGTTTATACGATGATACACCTGTAACATTAACAAATTGTGAAACTAATGCACCTCGTTTAATTATAACAGACAATGGATTAACTCTAAAACAATTAAATTTAGATAATTGTAAAATATATGATGCATATTCTATTCCTATAACTTTAGCATCTCCTATTGAAAATTTAAATATTCAAAATTGTTATTTTAGTGGTTCTCAAATAAATGGATACTTTTTACAAGCAAATGCTGGAGCTAATATAACTAATTTTACTTTCATAGGAAATACATTAATTGGTGATGGGTTAAAAATAAGAGGAGCATTTATTAATGCAGCAAATACTTTTACAAATTTCTTTGATTCAGGAAATAATTTAAATATTACAACCCCAACCTCTATCACCTCAGCAGGAAAACAACCTAATTATTGGATAACAGAAGGTAACATATACGCTCCACTAAAATTAAAAGGTTCTGGATCTCCTGAAGGAGTACTTGCCGCTAATGTAGGAACTACTTATATTGACTTAAATGGTGGAGTAGGTTCTACATTCTATGTAAAAGAAACAGGGACTGGAAACACTGGATGGGCAGCAAAATAATAAACAAATAAATAAAAATGGAAACAGTTACAACAGAAAAACAGTTTTTAACCGAAGAAGAGTTAAACAATTTAAAAGAAATTCAAAACCAAACTCAAGCAATAGTATTAGAGTTAGGTGAAATTGAAATGATTAAAATTCAAATTGAAGCACGTTATCAAAACACTAAAGATTTTTTAGCTGAAGTTTCAAATCTAGAAAAAAATTTTACAAAATTAGTATTTGATAATGGCAGAAACAATTGTATCACCTGGTGTATTAGCTATAGAAAACGATCAATCATTTATCACTCAAGGACCTATTCAAGCTGGTGCCGCTATTATTGGACCAACTGTAAAAGGAAAAGTAGGAATCCCTGTATTATGTACAACATATAGTGATTATTTAAATAAATTTGGTTCTACATTTTTAAGTGGAAGTCAAACCTATTCATATCTTACTTCAATTTCAGCTTACAACTACTTTAATAATGGTGGTACTTCATTACTTGTAACTAGAGTAGTAAGTGGATCATTTACTCCCGCTACTTCTTCAGTTATTCCAACTTCAATAGCTGCTACTTCATCTTCTTTAACTTTAGATTTAACTTATGTTTCTGCTAGTGTAGCTGCTGTAGGATCAAGTTCATTTGGAGTAAATGGAATAACATTTTATTTTACAGGTTCCACAGTAGCAAATACTTCAACCATTGTATATGTTAATACTGCTTCATTTACTGATTCAACTTTAGCAAGTTATGCTGTTTCTTCATCTACTATATTTAATGTTAGTAGTTCTGCAGCAGCATATAGTAGTTCATTACAATATATTTCTTCAAGTGCATCTTCACCTAATATAGTATTTACTTATATTGGATCAAATGGTTTACTTGGAAATTTACAATATGTTACTTCTGGAAGCACAACAACTTATTTTTCTGGAGGTACAAATACTGAAGCATTTGTTTTAGAAACATTATCTGAAGGAGAAATAATGAACAGTTCAGGTTCATTATATGCTAATGGTACTTTATCAAGTGGAACAGCAGATAATTTTAGATGGCAAATTGTTTCACCAAATATAAATAACGGAACATTTACATTAATAATTCGTCAAGGTAATGATTCAACAATTTCCCCTTCAATATTAGAAACATGGTCTAATTTATCTTTAGACCCATTTGCTTCAAATTATATTGAAAAAGTAATTGGAAATCAATATGAAACCGTTGCAAATGACAATGGAGAATATTACGTTCAATTAAACGGTGAATACGCTAATAAATCACGTTATGTGCGTGTAAAACAAGTAAATTATACTACACCCGATTACTTTGATAATACAGGAAATCCAAAATCACAATATACTAGTTCTATCCCAACATCTTCTTTAGGTGTGTTTGATGGAGCAACTGGGAAAAATTTACCAACAGGAGTAGCAGGAGCATATTACAATAATATTTCAGACACTAATATTCAAGGTCTACCAGCTTCAGCATATACAGAATCAATTTCACTTTTATCCAACCAAGATGCCTATAGATACAATTTAATAACTGCTCCTGGTTTAATAGCAGATGGAACTAATTTCCCATCTCACACTTCAGTAATATCTCAACTAATTAATACAGTACAAAGTAGAGGAGATGCAATGACTGTATTAGATTTAGTTGGATATGGCTCAAATATTCTCCCAGTAACTACAAATGCTATAACATATGATACATCATATGCTGCAGCTTATTGGCCATGGGTTTTAACTATTGACCCTAACTCAGGAAGACAAGTTTGGGTTCCTGCTTCAACTATGATACCTGGAGTATATGCATTTAATGATAGTGTTTCTGCTCCATGGTTTGCACCTGCTGGTATTAATAGAGGTGTAATGTCTAATGTTGTTAGAGCAGAACGTAATTTAACTCAAAGTAATAGAGATTTACTTTATGAATCAAATGTAAATTCAATTGCAACTTTTCCTAACACAGGTGTAACAGTATTTGGACAAAAAACATTACAGAAAAAGAAAAGTGCTCTTGATCGTGTAAATGTAAGACGTTTACTAATTGAATTGAAAAGTTACATTTCTCAAGTAGCTGATGCTTTAGTATTTGAACCAAATACAGTTGTAACACGTAATAACTTTTTAGCACAAGTTAATCCATATTTAGCTTCTGTTCAACAACAACAAGGTTTAACAGCATTTAAAGTAGTAATGGATGAATCAAATAATACTCCTGAAGTAATAGACAATAATCAATTAATAGGTCAAATATACTTACAACCAACAAGAACAGCTGAGTTCATTATATTAGACTTTAATATTTTACCTACAGGTGCAACTTTTCCTGCCTAATAGGGGATTTTAAAAAGAAAATTAATATTTATAATAAAAAATACAAATGGCAAAATTTACAGTTTCTCCTGGAGTAGCAATAAGCGAAATAGATAATACGTTTTTAACAGGCCAACCTGTTCAAGCAGGTGCTGCTATTATAGGCCCTACAGTAAAAGGTCCTGTAGAAGCCCCAATATTAGTAACTTCATATTCAGATTTTCAAAATAGATTTGGAGATTCTTTTGTTAGTGGAGGGAATGCTTATTCTTATTTTACTTCAATAGCTGCTTATAATTACTTTAATTACGGTGGTACTTCATTACTTGTAACCCGTGTTGTAACAGGTTCATATACTCCTGCAACTTCTTCTATTGCTGAAAATTATTTAAATGCTACTTCATCTTCATTCTCTTTAGAAACTATCTCTGAAGGTATTATTATGAATAATGCAGGTGCTGAAGGAACAAATAATGTTCTTTCTACTGGAACTAATGATAATTTAAGATGGGAAATTACAGGTGCTAATACAGGATCAGGTACATTTAACGTATTAATTAGAAGAGGAAATGACGCTTCAAATAAAAAAGTAGTACTAGAATCTTGGAATGGTGTAAGTTTAGATCCAAATTCACCAAAATATATTGCTAAAGTAATTGGAGATCAAGTAACAAATTATGATTCTACTAACAATCAAATGAATGTTACTGGTTCATATCCAAATAACTCACGTTATGTGCGTGTTAAATCTGTTAATTTTCCAACTCCAAACTATTTTGATGGAAACGGAATAGCTAAAAGTGAATATACAGGTTCAATTCCATTAAATCAAAGCGGTTCATTTAGTGGTGCTACAGGTGATATAAAAGGTGGAGCTAATTTTTACGATACTATTACAGCAAACAATACACAAGGATTAGAAGGCGCTAATTATAATAATATGATTAACCTCTTATCCAATACAGATTCATACCAATTTAATGTATTATTTGCTCCTGGTTTAACAAATGATTTACATACAACTCAAGTTACAAATATTATCACAAATACTATTTCGAGAGGAGATAATATGTTTGTACTTGATTTAGGATCATTTGGAACCTCGGTATCTGAAATTATAACTGAAGCCCAATCAAGAGATACTTCATATGCTGCTTCATATTTCCCTTGGGTTAGAATAATCGACCCATCAACAGGAAAACATGTATGGGTTCCAGCTTCAACAGTAATACCAGGTGTATATGCATTTAACGATAAAGTAGCTGCTCCATGGTTTGCCCCAGCAGGTATTAATCGTGGTGGTTTAAATACAGTATTAGCAGCAGAATATAGATTATCTCAAGCACAAAAAGATAGTTTATATGAAGCAAATGTTAACCCATTAGCTACACTACCTAGAGAAGGTGTAGTAGTATTTGGACAGAAAACATTACAAAAAGAAGCATCTGCACTTGATAGAGTAAATGTAAGACGTTTATTGATTGAAATGAAAGGATACATTCGTCAAATTGCAGATACAGTAGTATTTGAACAAAATACAATTGCAACAAGAAATTCATTTATAGCTAAAGTTACCCCATATCTAGAAACAATCCAACAAAAACAAGGTTTATATGCCTTTAAAGTAGTAATGGATGATTCAAACAATGGACCAGATGTAATAGATAGAAATCAGTTAATTGGACAAATTTATATCCAGCCTACTAGAACAGCAGAATTTATTTCTCTAGATTTCATTTTATTACCAACTGGAGCAGAATTCCCAGCATAAAAATTTAAAGACGGAATATTTATAATAAAACAAAAACAAAATGGCAATTTTAAATCCCAACGAAATTTTCTACACGGCGTTTGAACCTAAACAGAAAAACCGCTTTATCCTTTATATGGATGGCATTCCATCTTTTATAGTTAAAGGAATGGGCGCTATTACATTAGAACAAACAGCTGTTGCCCTTAACCATATTAACGTACAACGTTATGTAAAAGGAAAAACAAAATGGAGTACCATCCAGTTTACTTTGTTTGATCCTATTACTCCATCAGGAGCACAAGCAGTAATGGAATGGGTACGTTTAGGTCACGAATCAGTAACAGGTAGAGATGGATATTCTGATTTCTATAAAAAAGATTTAACATTTAATGTTTTAGGTCCAGTAGGTGATGTAGTTTCTGAATGGATAGTTAAAGGAGCTATGATTACCAATGCAACATTTGGTGAATATACTTGGGATGATGAAGGTAGCCCAGTAGACATCACATTAACTGTACAACCAGATTACTGTATCCTAAACTACTAATATATAATTCAACATAAAAACAAAAGCTCTAACAGATATGTATAGAGCTTTTATTTTTCTTTGGAATGTTAAGTATTTATAATTATATTATAAACATATGAAATTAACTGCTTTACGTACTTTAGTAAAAGAGGAACTTAAAAGAACATTAAGTGAAGAATACCAAGATAAATTTAAAATGGTAGGAACACTAATTTCAAATATTGAATCCCGCCCTCAAAAAGAAATCTATTCAGATATCCGTTCAATTACTGGAGTATCAGTTATTTCATCAAAAGAACCACTTGAATATAGTGAACAAGATACTACTAAATTTCAATCAATATTGACAGTTAAAGTAGATGGTTACCCATTTATTACAAAAGGAGGATTTAACAGAGATAAAATGGCAGAAATAGCGGCTCAAATCAGAAAAGTACCAGGAGTTATTGCTTTTAATTTCAATCCTGATAATATTTCTCCTCTTTAATATATGTATATAAGACAATAAAGTTATAATAAAATAAAAATTATGGAAGAATTTGAAATTCAAACGGAAACAATTGAATTACCCTCTAAAGGTTTAGTTTACCCCCCAGAAAACCCATTATCATCAGGTACTATTGAAATGAAGTA